CAATTGCGTTTAACCTTTCTTTCAATAAGACTAATCCTAATTCTCTAGCCTTTGCATCTCGTAGAGCAGGGCAGTTGGTAACCAGTATTGATAACCTCACACGCGAGGCAATCCGAAAGATTATTATTGATTCATTCAACGAGCAGATTGATTACCGCGCTACAGCGCGTCGGATTAAAAACATTATTGGATTACACCCAAAGTGGGCAGATGCAGTAACAAAGTTTGAAAAGCGTGAGTTAGAGCGTCTCATCAAAAGTGGAATGAAAGAGGCAAAAGCCCGCGAAACATCTGCTAACTCTGCATCTAAATACGCCGACAGATTGCGCTCTGCTCGAGCCACAATGATTGCTCGCACCGAGATTCAGATTGCACAAAACGAGGGTCGTTACGAAGGCTGGAAGCAAGCCGATGAAGCAGGTTTTATAGACCCGAGTTCAATGAAGATGTGGAAAACAGCCGAAGATGAACGCACCTGTGATATTTGCGCTCCCCTTGATGGTGAGATTGTCCCTTGGAATGGTTTGTTTTCTATCGGATTAGAGAAGCCGATTGTTCACCCTCATTGCCGTTGCACCATGATTATTGTTCCTCCTGATAGGGGAACGCTATGACCCTAGTAATTAAATTTGAGGCGGGGCTTCGTCCAGTCATTAAGCATGGCACTCACGACCAAAAAACCCACGGCAGTTGGGCTACTGGTGCAAGTAGTGCGTGGAGCATTGAAAAAAAGGGAAATGAAACAACATTTAGACGAGAAAAGTATACAGATGACCGTAGTGGGTTTGTCGAGGTAACAATACCCAACAAGTTGCTTTCCGACCCTGCTCTCAAAGCGGATATTGACAATGCTTTGAATACCATCGAAAAGTTACATGACTCATTCCCAATTAAGACAAGGGTTACATTTCGCGAAGGTGAATTAGGCGGACAAAATTTTACAGCGGAAACATCTTCTACTAACCTAGTATATGGAGTTGTTACCGTACACGACATAAGCGCGATAGATGTTTCTAGGAAATTTTTTAATGAAGATAGTGAATCTCAAGCACACATATTAACCCACGAATGGGGTCACGCTACGGATTCTCGCTCTGTAGATATTGCAAGACAACAAGCAGATAAATTTTCTTATGCAAAATTCGAGGATGATTCTATTCCTATGACTGATTACGGTTACAGAAGTAATAGAGAAGCCTACGCTGAGGCTTTTGCTATTAAGTTTAATAACTCTCATAAAGGTGGAATCTATAGTTCTCAAGTTCAACAAACCGATAAATGGGAAGAAGTCTTTAAGATATTTGAGTTAGATACCGTAAACAAGGCTGTAGGAAAGCGCATCAGTTTCAAGGTATGGGATACCTTTGATGCGAATAATCCTCCAAAACTTATTGAGGATTATGCCCCAACGATGCAAAAGCACCAAGAACATGACCAATCCACCCATGGTAATTGGGCTAACAGTTCAGAGCGCTCTGCCAAAGAAATTGAAGTTCAACAGAGAATCACACAAATTGAACATCAGTCATACCCTGTAGATGAAGATGGTATGTCATCCAATCGCGTGACAGCCATTTATGAAACTAAAGATGGCACAAAAATAAAACTACTTCACGACAACGAAAAAACAGCAGACGGAAATATCTCGATGACTACAAAAGCCTATCTTTTTGTTGATGGAGGAGTGAAACAAATTGCTGACCTTGAATCTAGTCGCCCTAATAATCGTGTGCCTGAAGCGGGAGCAATAATAGATAGAATTCAAGTAGAACCCGAATACAAACGCCAAGGTATTGCAACGGCAATGTTAAATTTTGCTCGTTCCTATTCACAAGACAATATCAAAATTGACCATTCTTTTTCTTTAACAGATGATGCTAAAGGTTGGTCAGGGGTGGTCAAGCATGGCACCCACGACCAATCCTCTCACGGTAACTGGGCTGAGGGTTCGGAAGGCTCATCTAAAGAATTATCTAATGATGATATTAAAGACATTATCTCTAATTCTGATACGGTCAATGAGATGTATCAAAAAGTTGCCGAGCGTTTAGGCAAGAGTATGAAGCCACAATTGGCAGATTTATCAGAAGAAGAAATTAACTTTTATCGTGGAGTTACCGATGTCGATAGAGATGCTCAAAGATTATTAGATGGAAACATTCCTTTCACTCCATTCCAAACTTGGGGACAAGGCATTTATGTCTCATCTGAACCCGATTACGCAGCAACATACGGCGACCTCATTCGTCTGAAATTAGACAAAAGCGCCAAGTTGGTTGAGGGCGAAATCGCTTGGAGTAAGGCGTATAGCCTGTTCGATAAAGACTCATCTTTAGATATGCCAAAGATTTTGGAAAGAATTACTTCGGGCAAAATGGACAATTTTTCTGATTCCGATATTGCAAACATTTATTGGGCAGCAAAGGGTTATGATGGCTATTCAGCCTATGCAACAGGTCGGGCTGAAGTTGTTTTGTTTAATGCTGATAAATTAACGGTTAATAAAGCAGATATTGGTGGCGCAGTTAAAAAGCACCAACAAGGATTGCACGACCAGCGCACACACGGTTCTTGGGCAGGTGGTGGTGGAGCAGGAGTTGATATTACTGAAGCGCTTGACGAGGTATTTTTCAAAGAAAAATTAGACATCAATCGCAGTTCATTAAGCGCAGACAAGCCTGGCTTACAGGTCGAGTCAGCAATGATTAGGGCTGGCAACAATGTTGAAACCTTAGATTTGATTGAAAATATGGATTTTGAGGAGAGTAATGCTGGAAAAGCATACGGTGACAACGCACTAAAGATTATTGCAGAGCGTCAAGGCTTTACAGGTAAACCAACCACAGTCGCCTCTTTGGATGATTTACAAGAAAAACAAAAAACTGAAGCGGGAATCATAGTCTTTAGAGGAATTGCTAATTACTCCTCTACAGGGGATAGCGAAGTAACTTATACAGCCGAGCAAGCACTAACTGATTTTAGACAAGGGGAGTATTTTGGAGGCTGGGGAGCATTTGGCAATGGAACATATACAACAGTAGAAATTGATTCGGCTCAAAGTTATGCTGATGATGTAGACCCCGATAACAATAAATTGGGAAACGGAAAAGTTATGGCTATGCACATTCCCAAAACAGCCCTTGCCCCAACCGCCGATGTTGTGAAAACAGTTATGAAAGAAATGGTGTGGGGTGGGGAAAAATCTCACCGTAATAATGTCGGGAGAAGGCTTGCCGCTATGGGTTATCAGTATTACGATGCTGGATATGTCCAAAGTGACAAGGCGGGTGTTTTTGTAGTTCTTGATAGGTCTATGCTTACAGTTGCAGAAAAGGCGGTTGGGGGATGATGACTACTCCTGCACAATCACGGCGATATGCCTATTTAGCAAATAATCTAAATAAAAAAGATTTTACTGCCTACTACGACCATCTTTTAGAAGGTGGCAGAGTAGAAGATTTCTTTGACAAGATGGAAAAGCACGAACAACATGACCAATCCACACACGGTTCTTGGGCTAACGGTGAATTATCCGAGGAACAAAAAGGAGTTGTATCAGCATGGACATCTTTAAGTAATAAATCTTCGTGGAGACAAATTGCTAACGATTTATCTGAGGGTAAAAAACCAAATGCTTCAGAAGATGATATTAAAACAATTAAAACTCTTGTCGATGCAATTAAACAAAATGGCGTTGTTCCAGCCGAGGCTCTTGGTCGTGCGGAGTTATTAACTACTGGATTGCGCTGGCAAGGCGCTTTACCTAGAGTCGGAGATTCACTAAAAAATGAATTGAGTTCAGCAACCCTTGATGAAAGAACATCTGAAAGATTCTCGCAGTATTCGGATTTTGGTGGTTCTAAAGGGAAGCCAGTTATTTTCCACTATGGTTCCCAAACTAAGGGATTAGATGTCAATAGGGCTGGAGCGGATACCTTTGCCGACGAACAAGAATGGCTTGTTTCAGGAACATTCAAAATTACTGATAAGTATTCAGAAAATGGAATTACACACCTAAATCTAAAACCTATTGATGAGGTTAAAAAGCACGGCAGCCACGACCAAAAAACCCACGGTAACTGGGCTACTGGTTCAGTTCCTACTTCAATTACAACGACAACAAATGCAATCGGTCAAGAGATTCAGACGATTACCTATGGCGATATTGTTATTGAGCGAGAAAAGCCTGGAGAGATTGACTATACCGAAGATAATACTAGAGTTGAGTGGACACTTCGAGATGGTGGCGATGCTATGCGTTTTGTTTCATCACGCATCATGGGGATTGAAAATCCCAGTAGCAGACCAAGCATGATTGAAGGCGAAAGAGATGCTCTATTAGAAGGTAAAAAAAGTCCGTGGAAAAAAGTTCCACAATGGATTAGTGGTGCCTACACGCTTATGGAAGATGTTCGCTCAGCAAAACCATATTGGGACTCTTTGCACCGTGGGATTGCAGTTGCTACAAATTCAAGTATTCTAAATATTAAAGAGGGTCAGGTCATAGAATTTCCTCTATCTGCAACCAGCACCCAGCCAAGAACGGCAGAAATGTATAGCGCGTGGAAGGCAGGACCATTTGAAATGCCAGTTTTGTTTACTTTTGCAAAAGGTACAAAGGCTACGCCCATAAGATTTTCTACAATGGCTGATAATTCACTTGTTGCTGAATATGTAACTCAGGGTAAGTTTAAGGTAGTGTCTGTAGATAAATCATCCGTTGTTTGGGAAAATCAATTTAGCGATGGCAAACAATCGCGCAAGGCGGGGGCAATAGTAGTTGTTTTAGAGCATACCGATGTATTTAGTGTAGATAAGGGCGGTTATGAACCAATTAAACCTTGACCTTATTGATGCTTTTGCTGGGTCTGTATTTGATGAAACAATTATCAAGCACGGTTCTCACGACCAAAAAACCCACGGTAACTGGGCTTCAGGTAATTATGACAATCTTGCTGATTGGTTCAAAGATGAAGTGAAAGTCTTTGCGTCCGATACAGACAAAGAACTTTATTTCATGGAGAAATTGTTTAGCCAACGCATCAAAGGTTTTACTGAGATGGCTCATCCTGAGTTTGCGGGAGCAATTAACGCTTACCAAAGCCAACTTGGTTATGAAATCAATGAGGCTCTAAGAGACCCTCAAATAAGTGATGACGGCTATAAATCAACAATTGATTTACTTGATAAAGCAATGGAAACCGCTCCCGCATTAAGCGAGGAATTGATTGCGTATCGAGGAGTAAATGGCGACGGTTCAAAGTTTTTTCAGAATCTCAAAGTCGGAGATACTTGGGAAGATAAAGCGTATACATCTACAACAATTGATGCTGGAGTTGCTCAACAATTTGGTCACACCTCTATTGACGGCTTAGTTTTCCGTATGAAGTTACCCGCTGGTACAAAAGGAATCTTTCCTTCAGGCTACCATGAACCTATGTATGGATGGACACCTTCTATGACTGAGGCTGAGTTTCTTATGCCTAGAGGAAGTAAATTCAAAGTCGTTGCACAGCGGGGCAAGGTTTGGGATATAGAGTTCGCGCCATGAACTTAGAGAAATTTCAATACTCATCTTCTAAGGGTCTTTCTCTTGTCCTAGAAAAGCACGGCACCCATGACCAAAAGACTCACGGCTCTTGGGCTAATATATCTGTGGATGGGCAAACAGTTGAAGGCAAGACC